GGCGCGCAACACCTCAAGCGTGCCGGGGTTCTCCCCAGCATGCGGGTCGACGGTGATCACATGGGCGCCGGCGGAGGCCATCACGACCGCTGAGTAGCCATATGCCGATCCGACATCGACGGCTTCCCCGGCGGTGGCGGCTAGTTCGGCGAGCACCTTGGTCTCACGCTCGGTGATCGACGTGAACAGCAGCGGGCCACCGCCGAGGCTCACGTACCGCCACGGCAAGGACATGGTCATGGGACCGGCTCCAGCACGGGCACCGCCTCGATCTCAGCGAGATAGTCCTGCTCGCTGAGCCACCGGGTCTTCATGTGCGTCGTCCGCACCCCCGTATGCACATGCACTGGGATGCCGAGCTCCCGGGCACGCATGCAAAAGCTCAGGTCCTCCCCGACCGACCCGTCACGGGCTGGGATCCGGTCGAACCAGGTCGGCCCGTACCGCTCCTGCATCCGCTCGAGGGCGCCGCGGTGGATGAGCAGGCACGCCGCGCCAGTCCCATCACAGCGCAGCACTGCGTCACGCTCGTAGGCGGTGCGGACCTCGAACCCACCCATCCCCGCCCCGTCGGTGACCCAGTCGAAGATCGTCGGGGTCGGAACGACCAGTTGCCCGCCGTACCCGTCGTCGCCGAGCTCACGTTGCGCGAAACACAGACCCCCGACAATCGGGCGTTCCACCGGGTCGGCAGCGTCGAGGAGCCGCTCCACCGCGTCAGGTGGGAAACCCATATCGGTGTCGACCGTCCACAGCCAGCCAGCGTTGCCGCGGAGGAAATGGCCGACGACACGGTTGCGGGCCGGGGGGAGCAGCCCCGCGCTGGGGCAGCGGATCGCCAGCACCCCGCCGGCCAGGAGCCGCCGAGGGCCGGCCACGTCGTCCATGATCAGCTGCAGCAGGCTGGCATGCCACGAGTAGGCGACCTCGTTCGAGTGCAGGTACGCGATCGTGACCGCATCGGCGGTCATGGTTGGCGTTCCGGTAAGTGGGCGGCGAGCCGCTCAAGGAAGTGCTGCTTGTCGGTGGTGGCGTGCCGCTCACCGAGTTCGTAGACCGGGTCCATTTCCGCCTTGTTCCAAAGCGGGTGGAGATGCTCAACCTTGGAGGCGAGCGCCATCGCCCAGACGCCGCGTTGCTTGGCTGCCGCGACCAGCTCATCGTCGCAGAACCAGTGGTAGTAGCCCTCGTGGCAGACCACGCCAGGCCCATCCCAGCTCGCACCGACCTCATCAACGTAGGAGCGGCGGACCAACAGGTGGGTGGCATGCTCACCAGCCATGACGCGGGGGTTGCCGAGGTCGTTGGTCCCGACCACGTGGTACCGATCCCCGGCGATGGCTTGGGCGTGGTCGAGCCAGCCGGGATGGAACCGGACGTCGTCGCCGACGAGGAACAGCCACGGCTCGCTGGTCTTCGCATAGCCGAGGTTGACCTTGGCAGCAAACGACGTCTGCTCCCCGGACTCGAGGACTTCCGCGCCGGCGTCCAGCCATGCCGCGGCGGTGTCGGGATCGTCGCCCTGGCAGATCGCATAGACGTGGGCGAGGCCGGTGGACGCGCGCAGACTGGTCATGAACGGCTTGGCGTTCTGCGGGCGGCGCAGGACCGGGACCAGGACTGCGGTTTCGGCGGTGGCCGGGGCGGCTGGGGTGACGCTGGAGCGTTGCTGCTGGTAGTCATCGTCGCCGAGCCACAGCGCCTTCATGTGGGTCGTGCGGATCCCGGTATGGACGAAGATGGGGATCTGGAGCGCGCCAGCGCGGAGGCAGAACGATAGGTCCTCGCTGATCAGCTGCCCGGTGGTGGTATTCGGCACCCGGTCATACCAGGTCCGCCCGTGGGCCTGCTCGATCCGCTCGAAGACACTGCGGTGGATGAGGATGCACGCGCCGCCGGTCCCGCCGACCTGGATCAGAGTGTTGGGTGGGAAGTCCCAGCGGACCACCCAGCCCATCTGCCCATCGTCGAGCTTAGCCCAGTCGAAGACGGTCGGGGTGGCGCGGCAGCGCCAGCCGCCCATGCCATCCTCGGTCTTCTCAGTCTGAGTGAAGCAGAGCGCTCCGACGATGGGCCGCTCCACGGGGTTGGCGGCTTTCAGGAGCTGGTCGATGGTGTCGGCGGGGAACCCCATGTCGGTGTCGACCCAGAACAGCCAGTCGGCGTTGCCTTCCTCGAGGAAGTGGACGATCGCCTTGTTGCGGGCTTCGACAAGCCCGTCAGAACCGTGCCGCATCCCGATGTAGCCGCCCTGCAGGATCCGGCCCTGGTTGGCCATGTCCCAGCCGAGCAGCTCAACCATGGAGTGGTACCAGGAGTAGGTGACGTGGTTCTGGTGGACGTAGGCGACTGTCACCGCCTCACCGAGCTCGCGTTCCGGCTCAGCGGTCACTGGGTGACCTTCTCCATCTCCTCGCGGAGCCGCCGCAGGCTCCAGCGGCCATCGACCTCACGGCCGAGCCGCAACAGCTCGGAGCGGAGCTCCTCGGCTTCCTCGAACGCCTCGTCCACCTTCGGACGGGCCGCGGGACGGACAACGTTCCGCTTCTCCCCAGGCGCGGCGGTGGTCTGCTCGACTGGCGCGTCGTAGCCTTCCGGTTCACGGCTGTAGAGCATCCCCCACCTCGGGTCGTCGCTGAACACGTCAGGGTGCGCCTTCACGATCGGGTCGTCGGCGGGCCAGTGGGTGCCTTTCTGGATCACCCCGTAGCCACCGGTTGGCAGCTCGACCCGGCGGGTGTCGGTGGCGAATACCACGCGGATGGTCATGCCGCCGAGACCCCGAGGTCGGTGAGCGCCTTGATGGCCGCCTGCGCGCCAGCGTCGTCGCCAAGGTGTCGGGCGGTGGCAAGGTCGGCGAGGAGCTTGTGGACCGCCGGGTCACCGGACTCGCCAGCCGGGGAAAGCGACTTGACGGACGGGGCGGTGCTTTTCGCGGTGGTGGGACTGGTCTTCTGGTCAGGCATGTGTCCTCCAGGTGATGTGCGGGAGCCCCGGCCACCTGCAACCGGGGCTCCCTCCCGTCGGGCGCGACCCGAAGGGCTCGGGTCGGATCAGGCGTTGACGAGCAGCCGGAACCCCAGGTCGTTCACCGAGCCACCGCCTATGCGAGCATAGGCAAACCAGCCGCGCTGGCCAGAAGGCCGGTTATTGGCCAAAGCGAACAATTGGGGCACGAGCTCCACGCTCATGCCGCCACGGCGGGCGATCAGGTAGTTGGAGAAGTTCCCGACGATCGCGTAGCCGGTGGTGGCGGTGGTAACGGTGGTGACGTCCGGCATGTACGGGGACTCGTAGACAGGCTTGCGGAACAGGATGTCCAGCCACTCTTCCCGCAGCGTGCCGGTGAAGGCGTGGAACTGGGTGGAGGTGCCGAGCTGGCGGATCGCGTTGTTGACGCCGACGCCCATCAGCCAGGACGAGCTGCGGCGGTACTTCTGCGGCAGCGCCTTCCACACCTTGTACGGATCGCCGGTGCCGATGTTTGGCGCGGCGGCGATCACGACGCGGACGTTGGTGTTGGCGGACAGGGCAGTGAGGATGCCCTGCGGCTCGCCGGAGCCGCTGCCCTGGGTGAACTTGTCGACCAGCAACTCGTCGTAGCCGGCCGCCAGCAGCGTCGACATCTCGCTCGCGAAGCCCGGGTAGTCCATTCCCACTTCAATGCTATAGGGAATGAAGCCGCGGGCCATGTGGACGGTCACGGCGGGCTGCGCCAACGCCGGGGAGTTGTCGGTGACCTCTGCCGCTTCTGTCTGGAACGCCCACGTCACGCCGGCGGAGCTGACGCCCTTCCACTGGTTGGTGTTGATGGTGACCTGCCGGGCAAGTAGGAGGAACGGGTTCTCGCTCTCCTGCGCGGTCAGGATGATCGAAGGGTCGATGAACACGGGGATCCCGAACCCGCCGGCCGAGGGGGTGATCTCGCCCATGGCCCGGTATTCGTTCCAGGCCCGCATCGCGTTGCGTTCGTCGTCATCCAGGAACGCGGCGGCCTGCGGTTCGGTGACCATCTTCATCCACGCGGACCGGTACGCCTCGTTCTCGGTGACGATGATCCGCCGGGCGATGTCGTTGTCCTGGCGGATGGTCCGCTCGACCTGGGTCCGCTGCACGTCCGACATCGGGGAGGTCCGGTCGCCCTCCAAGACGCGGAGGGCCCGGTCGCGGGCCTCCGGGTTGGTGAGCCGCCGCACATCGGAGGCGGTGTCGTCCAGGCCGTGGCGGATGTTGGCGTAGACCCGCTCGACCGCCTTGGGGCGACGGCGGAAGATCGCCGAGATCCGCTCGTGCTCCTCGATCATCTTGATGGCCTGCTCGCGGATCTCCAGGCCGAGCTCGAACGCCTTGCGTTCGGCGTCGTCCATGGTGCGGAGCTCGCCGGTCTCGGTCTGGTGCATGTCACGCAGGTGCGCGTCCAGCACCTCGACGATGTTGCGGAGCTCCTCGGGAGTCTTGCCGCGGAGGTCGTCGAGGGTCTGGGGGAGCAGGTTGCTGGTGGGGTCGGTCTCGGGGGCGGTGGTCGATCCACCGGCGATCAGGGGCAGGGGGCGGCCGTGCCGGTCGTGGCCGGCCAGCGGGAGCCCGATCTTGCGGGCCAGCGCCGCAGCGATGGCGGCCCTGTAGCTACTGGACATGGGTGATGCGTCTCCTGAGTTGCCACGCCCGATCGCGGGCGCGGATGGCTTCCTGGATGGCTGACGCCTCACCGTTTCCTGGCGGGTCGTCGGGGTCACCGCCACCCGCGCTCCGCGCGCCGGGTCGCCCGGTGAAATCTGGCCGGCTGGCTGCCGCCGCCCGCACGGCCGCCGCGAAGGCGGGCTCGTCGCGGTGGCGGAGCCGCTCATAGAACTCGTCGGTCATGGACCGCACCCCGGCGCTGGCCATCTCCGCGGTCGCCTCGGGGTTGGCCGGGAACGTCACCGGGCCGAACTCCATCACCTTCACCCGCTGGATCGTCCGCTCGGGAATCCCCTTGGGGTTGGTCTCGGAGGGGTCCGGCTCGTCGTTCCACTTCTCCTCAAGGACCCGCATCCGCATGCTGGAGCCGTACACGCCGGCCTGCAGTCCAGGGAGCAAGTCCCGGTTGTAGCTGGTGTCGAACAGCGGCACCTCACCGACCGGGGAGTCGGGGTCCTCACGGAGATCCTGGATCGGGCCGAGGACCTTGTTGCCGAGCTGGAAGTCCATGCCATGGTCGAACAGGACCCGCATGCTGGAGCGGTCCTCACGGATGGTCCGCTTGAACGAGCCGGGCAGGGTCCGCTCGAGGAACAGGCCTTCCCAGAGGGAGTCGACCTCGTACCAGGTGTTGAACTGGGAGAACCGCAGCACCAGCGTGCCGAGCCCGTCAGCACCGTCATGGCGGAGCTGCATGCCGTCGCTGAGCGCGCGGACGACGTCGATGGTCGGCTCCAGATGTTTGGCGTTGCTGTCCTCGTTGGCATAGAGCGCGGCCATCTGCGCCTCCGCTTTGGTTTTCGTGGGGTGGCAGCCGGCGGTCGTGCCGTCCGAGTCTTTGATGACGGCGTACTGGCTTGGGCTGCAGGTCCCGCCGCCCTTTTCGATATGCCAGGGCATCAGCCCGCTCCGACGCCTGCGGGGATCTGTCCATTGGGTGGCGGGGCGATCTGGGTGTTGGGTGGCAGGTTCGCGCCGGCCTGGTTGAGGATCTCGCGGCCTTCCTCGGCGGTGATAACCACGCCGACGCCGAGGTAGACCTTCTGGATCATCTCGACGAGGTCGCGGGCCTGCTGCGCCTGCGGGTCACGTCCCGCTGGCCCGCCGGGTGGTTGGAGCTGGACCGGGACCAGTCCCGTGTGGATCAGTTGGCTCATGTCCTGCCCGTTGACAGCGGCGATGACCGTCTCGGGTTTGAACCCGCCGTCGACGAGCTGCCGGATTGTCGAGGCTTTGATCTGCTCAATCTCGGCGGCGTCCTTGGCGTCCTCGCGGAGGATCGGCATGTCCGCCGGGTCGTACCAGAGCTCCGCGTCGGAGGGGACGTTCACCAGCGGCGCCAGCGACGCCGCGAGATCTTGGAGGGTCGGGTAGATCCATCCGTCCGCGAAGTTCCGCCGTGCGACCCCCAAGTTGCCCGCATTCAGCGATGAGCCGGCCAGACCCTCTGACACGCCCAGGATCGGGGCGGGCACCCGGGACAGCACCGCCAGCCGGGTCTCGGAGGCGCCCTGCACCGTCTTCAGGTCCAGCTCGGCGAGATTCGCACCGACCACGGTCGCGTCCGCGCCAGCGGTCAGGTACAGCGTCCGATATGCATTGGCGAGGCCGGCATGGCCTTGCTCAAGCATGTCGACGATCTCGTTGAACTGCTCAACGGTCAGCTTGGACCCATCCGGGTTGGCGATCCCCTTGACGACCAGGTTCGGGGTCGCGCCGTTGCGGAAGAACGCCAGCTTGTGTTCGGTGACCGCACGGTCCGCCATAATTTCGCGCACTGCCGGGGTGATCCACGACATCCCGATCCCGGCACCCTCCGGGTCGGGGATCGGCGCCCAATGCGCCACATCCTCGGGGAGCAGCGTGACCGGGTCGCCAACCCCGAACCCGCCGTTGGCGTACACGTAGCCGACAACCTCACCATCCAACGCGTGCGCCGGATCGTCAGGTTCCCGCTGCGACCCATACGCGATCGCGGTCCAGTCCGGACGCAGGACCCGTAGCCGTTTCCCCAGCGGCGCCGCCGGCGTCGGCGGGATGGAACGGCGATGCACGAACGAATTCCCGGCCGGCCCGGCGTGCCACTCCATCCGGGCCAGCAGCTCCCCGGTGGTCGCGTTCGTCCACGGCCGCTCCAAAACCCCAAGCTCAGTGTTCCCGAACGTCCGCCGCGGCGTCCGCGACGACGGGAGATTCCGGAACGTGAACCGGGCCTGCGACAACGCAAGGCAGCGAACCAGCTGCGCCGCGAACGCCGGCGGGCACATCCGCAGCGCCGCCATATACCCCGGCAGGGTGGCGGTGATCTCCTGGACCCGCTGCCCAGTCAGGGTCTGGTTCAGCCCGAACGGGTACTGGCTGCCGTTATAGCTGAACAGGCCACCGTTGCTCCAGGGGAGCAGGTAATCACTGATCCACGTGTCGATGCTCGACCGCTGCTCTGCCCGCCCACGCCTGCGCTGGTCGACACGCTCAAGCCACCCTGGCACGGCGCCGCTCCTCCGCTGGCTTGCCGGCGTCCTGCCAACCCTCCACCACCGCGGCGACCGCCCAGCCGAGCAGCACCCCCAGCCCCAGCATGGCCTTCCGGGCGATGAACCCGAGCAGGTAGAAGAAGCCGACGACCAGCACCATCAGCACCCGGCCGAGATCGACCGGCTTAGCCCGCTCCTCGATCCGGTCGACGGGGACGCGTTCCAGCAGCCGCACCGCCATCAGAGGTTCCCTTCGTCATTAGCGCCATGAGGCGAAGAACGGCTGCTCGGCTTCGACCTGTATCGCGGCCATCTCGAGTGCGCCGACCGCCGCGACCGCCAAGTCGATCTTCGGACCACCACGACCCGCCTTGGTGATATACGCACCGTCAGCGGTCTCCTTCACCGCGGCGTTGCGGAGGTGCCGCGCCAGTCTCGGGTCGCCATCCTGGGAGAGGGCGGCCTGGACGGTCGCGGTGTAGAACCGGGAGCATGCGGCGCTCATCGCGACCCGCTTGTTGGTCTCCCACCGGATCACCGCGTCGCCCCAGGTGTCCTCCCACACGTCGAGCTCGCCATGCCACCCGGGCGGATCCGCGCCCAACCGGACCACATGCCACCGCTTAAACATCCACGCGACCTTGGCTTTGACCTCCTCACGGGGCACCAGCCACTCGACCGCACCCTGGGGGCGTTCCCAGCAGCCGATCACGAACAGATACGGCTTTGGCTCCAAGGTCGCGCCGACCAGCGCGGTCGAGTCGCCGTTGTAACTGCCGTCGAAGAACGCGACCACGTCCGCACCAGCCGGAGGTGGCTCCCGGTCCGGGTCGGCCAGGTCCTCCCACGCACCCGGCGGCAACCACTGCCCCTCCGGGCGGACCAGCTGCGCGAGGTGATAGCGGCGGAACTCATGCTCAGGGATCCGATCCACCTCGTACCGCGCGGCGATCCGGTCAATGTCCAACCACATCGCCGGGTTCGCTGCCGCGATCGCCGCGCGGAGCTCCTCCGGGTCGCCCAGATCCAGCTGTTCGGGGGCGGTGTACCAGACCGCCAGGAACGACGGGTCGACGATCTCCCCGGTGATCACCTTCAACGCGTAGGCATGCAAGCGGCCGAACAGCGACTCGGGATCCGCGTCGTCGGGGGTCGACAGGTTCAGCTCCAACCCCTCGGCCCGCTTGGCTAAACTGTTGCCGATCACCAGGTGGACACGCTGTTTGCGGCCCTCCCACTCATGGATCTCGTCGAACCCCGCACACGTCGGCAGGCCACCGTCATTGGTCCCACCGATCGCGGCGACCCGGAACATCCGACCCGGCCGGTCCTTCAGCAGCAGCTCCGTCTCGAACGCGTCCAGGTGCGGCTTCAGCGGCCCCTCGCTGACAATCGTCCGCGCCGCACCGAACAGCCGGTCGGCCTGCTCAAACGATGCGGCCGCCACCGGAATGTTCGGGCTCTTGCGCAGCCCACCATGCCCATCAGCGGTCGCCACGGTCGGGCCGGCCAGCTCCGCCAAGCACAACGCGGCGATCAGCTCCGTCTTCCCATTCCCCTTCGGCAGCACCAGCAGCAGCCGGCGAACCAGCCGCCGCAACGTGGCCGGGTCATACTCGTACAGCCGGTAGATCAGCGCGCGTTGCCAGTCCTCCAGCCGGAACGGCTCGCCGAGATAGTCACCTTCGCCGTGGACGAGGAACCGTTCGATCCACCGGCACACCCGCGGGCCCAGCGTCGGCGGCAACGGCTCCTGCGGTGGACTCCACAACCCGGACCCGCGGGTCAGCGGCAGGCTGCTCGTCAGTGTCGTCATCGGCGTCAAGGCTCCGGTTCAGCTCGTCCAGCGACTTGGCCGCCTCGCCCAGTGCCACCCCCAGCCGCAGTCGCGAGATCGGCGAAAGGCCGAAGCGGTCCTCCAGGAGCCGGACCTCGGCATCGCATGATTTCAGGTAACCCGCGAGCGGATTGAGCGCAGTACCCTTCTCGGTTTCAAGCAGCCGGCCGACCTGCCGCAGCCCCCGGTAGGCCCTGGCCCGCTCGTCATACAGGGTGAACAGGCGCCGAAGCGCCGGCACATCGGCCGGAACCACCAGCGCCCCCAGCGGCGAGGACCAGAACGCCGCCCAATCCTCGCGGGTCGCCTTCAGCAGTCCCGATGGCGCGGATGGCCGATCGACCTTGCCGCCGGGCAACGCGACCAGGCCGGCACCGGCACGCTCCGTGGTCGTCCGCTGGTTCCGGCGTTGCCGCTGATCGGCGGGCTTGGGTGGCGGACCGTTCCCAGCCATGCCACCTCCAAGCTCCAGACCCGTACAGGAAACACGCTCTA